CCACGGCCTGCACCTCTTCCTGAGCATCATCACCTGCGGCATGTGGGCCATCACCGGCTGGCCCATCGCAGCCGCCATTGGCCGCCGGCGTACCGTGCGGGGGCCGATGCCGCCGTACTACCCGCCGCCGTACTACGACCCCAACACGCCGCCACCCCCACCACGCCGATACGGCGGCTTCTGACGGCAGTTGGGTGCATACTCGAACTGCTGCCGAGACAAGGCCCGAACCAGGTGACTGGATCCTCCCGCTGAGCGCAGGCGGGCAGTGGCCCTCGGAGTGCGGTAGGCGACCTGACGGGCGAGATGGTCGGCGCGTAGGACCCCAGTCAACCCCCCGGACTGGGGTCCTTCTGCATATGCTGGACTCCAAGTGAAAGGGGCCCAGCATGGCAACACCACTTACCGCCGATCGTCTCGTAGCCGCCCTCCGCGCCGAAGGCGTCAAGGTCGTCGAGCACCCCGGCTGGCGAGGACACCACCGCAACCACAAGGGCCCCTGGGGGCCCGTCCACGGCGTGATGATCCACCACACCGTCACCGGCCCGAAGGTCAACGGCGTCCCCATCTGCTTCACCGGCTACGCCCAGCTTCCCGGTCCGCTCTGCCACGGCGTCATCCGCCGCAACGGCGAAGTCCACCTCATCTCCGACGGCCGCGCCAACCACGCCGGCGGCGGCGACCCGTCGGTGCTGGCCGCGGTCATCGACGAGCGGTACAACGACCGGCCCCCCGCGCCGCACCAGCACGACGGCTCCGCCGGGGCGGTCGACGGCAACCGGTCGTTCTACGGCTTCGAGTGCGAGAACCTCGGGGACGGCAGGGACCCGTGGCCTGCCGCGCAGGTGGAGGCGATCGTCAGGGCGTCGGCCGCGATCAACCGCGCGCACGGCTGGGGCGCCAAGTCCGTCATCGGCCACTCGGAGTGGTCGGACTGGAAGAGCGACCCGCGAGGTCCCGACAACGTTGTCAGCATGCCGGGCCTTCGGACGCGCATCGCCGACCGCCTCGCACACCCCGCGTCCTGGACCCCCGGCGCCAGCATCCCCAAGCCCCCCACGGAGGACGACATGACCACCCCCGGCGAGAACTGGTCGTACCGCAACGCCAAGGCCGACGCCGCGTCCGTCGCCGCCGGACTCGGCCACATCCCCGACGCCTACGGCTACCTCGTCCAGACCCACCGCATGGTCACCGGACTCGTCGCCAGCGTCGCCGCCCTGACGGAACGGATCGCCGAGCTGGAGGAGCGCCAGCAGTGAGCGCCCCCGACCCGGGCATCTACATCAGCCCAACCCAGATGTACACAGAGGTGAGAGGCCTGGCTGAGGTGGTCGGCCGTATCGAGGGCAAGCTGGATCAGGCCCTCCGCGAGAACGTCGACATGCGCGGCGACATACAGGACCACGAGAAACGCCTCCGCGACCTCGAAGCCGAACCCAAGGCCTCCGCCATCAGCGCCCGCGTCGAAAAGGTCGAGCATCAAACCTGGCGCAGCGCCGGCGCCTCCGCCGCGATCGCCGCCGTCTTCATGCTGGCCGGGCAGGTCTTCCTGCCGATGATCCTCCGCTGAGAAGGGAGCACCCCTATGTCCACCCCGGAGCCGTACCCGTGGGTGCGCCGCGACACCGAACGCGGCCAGGCCTACGCCGCGTTCCGCGAGTACCTCACCCAGGGCCCCCGCCGCACCGTCATCGCCGCCGCCAAGGAAGCGGGCATCAGCTCGGACTCCGCCTACGAGCTGTCGAAGCGGCACGACTGGCAGGCCCGTGCCACCGCCTACGATCAGCACCTGGCGTCCGCCGCCACCGACGGCCTCGCCTCGCAGATGGCGTCCGCCCGTGACGACAACCTCGCGTTGGCGGACAAGCTGCGCGGGCACCTGTCCGACCGGCTCGACGAGTGCATTGCCCAGCGCGACGACCCCACCGTCCGCTGGTCCCAGGCCCTCGCCGCCATGGTCCGCCTGGAGGAGCACGCCTTCCGGCTGAAGGACGACCCCAAGGCGTCCGCCGCCCGCGACCGCGTCCAGACCCTCATCGAGCGGTTCGAACGGATCACCAACACGTGATCGTCGACCCGGCCGAACTCGCCGCCCTCACCCCCGCCGAGCTGGAGCAGCTCGCCGAGGGGCTAGAACGGCTTGTCCTCGACCGGGAAGCCGGCAAGGTCCCCTGGCTCTGCGACCGCGAAGGCTGCGACGGGCGCCCCCACCCCGGACGCCCCGGCGCCCACTCCCGCGCCAACCAGCGCCCACCCGCCGGAGACGACTGGGACTGGTGGCTGGCACTCGCAGGCCGCGGCTGGGGCAAGACCCGAGTCGGCGCCGAGTTCAGCATCGAGCAAGCCCGCCACCTCCCCCGCGGCGCGCTCATCGCCCCCACCGCCGCCGACGCCCGAGACGTCATGGTCGAAGGCGACTCCGGCATCCTCGCCTGCGCCCCGGCCACCTTCAGGCCCGTCTACACCAAGAGCCTGCGGAAGCTGGAGTACCCCAACGGCTCCATCCAGATGCTGTACTCCGCCGACGAACCGGACCGACTCCGCGGCCCCCAGCACCACTACTTCTGGGCCGACGAGCTGGCCGCCTGGCGCTACCTCCAACACGCCTGGGACATGCTCCAGATGGGCATGCGCCTCGGCAAACACCCCCGCGGCTGCATCACCACCACGCCCCGACCGCTGCCGCTGGTCAAAAAGCTGCTGAAGGACCCCCGCTGCGCCGTGGTGCGCGGCTCGACGTACGAGAACCTCGACAACCTCGCCGAGACGTTCCGTCGGTCCGTCATCGACCGGTACGAGGGCACTACGCTCGGCCGGCAGGAGCTCGACGCCGAGGTGCTCGAAGACCTGCCGGGCGCCCTGGTGGCCCGCGCCCTGATCGACCGGTACCGGGTCCGCCCCGACGAGGTGCCCGAGCTGGTGTCCATCGTCGTCGGCATGGACCCCGCCGGCACCGGCGCCGGAGACGAGACCGGCCTCGCCGTCACCGGCTGGGGCGTCGACCAACACCACTACGTCCTCGCCGACGTGTCCGGGCGCCGGACCCCGGACCAGGCCGCACGGGCCGCGTACGAGGCGCTGGAGGTCCACGGCGCCACGCTCGTGGTCGTCGAGGACAACGGCGGCAAGGACTGGATCGAGACCGTCCTCAAGCGCGTGTGGCGGGACATGCACCCCGGGTCGACGAGCCCGCCGCCGATCCGCCGCGTCAACGCGAGCCAGGGCAAGAAGCTCCGGGCGCAGCCGGTAGCGATGCTGTACGAGCAGGGCCGCGTCCACCACGTCGGCTCCCTTCCCGAGTTGGAGGACCAGCTGACGACGTGGATCCCCGAGGAGACGCCCGGCTCCCCGGACCGCATCGACGCCCTCGTTCACGCGGTCACCCACCACATGAAGCGCGACCGCGGTACGCGTACCGAGCTGGTCAACCCGCACCGTGCCGCGGCGCGCCCGGGACGCACGGCACAGCACCCGGCACTCAAAGCTCGCGCGCAGCGGGCATGATGGGATGGAAATGGAAACGTATCCGCTTGTGCTGATGGTGGTGATGGCGCTGGCCACGGCCCGCGTCACCCGACTCGTGACCCGCGACCGCCTTCTTCAGGCGCCGCGGCGAGCTGTCCTGCGCGCCCTCCCGGACGACCACCTCCTCGCCTACTTGGTGGTGTGCGACTGGTGCGTGTCCATGTACGTGGGTGCGCTCGCGGCCGTGGGTGGGGCGTGGGCGGGGTGGTGGGACTGGTGGCTGGTCCCGGCCCTCGCGTTCGCGTACTCGCACGTGACCGGCTGGCTAGCGTCTCGTGAGGGTGAGGGCTGATGGCGATCTTCCGCAGGCGCAGGGAAGGCGGCCCCCTCCTCCCCGAGACCGCCGATGCGTCGGTTGCCCCACGGGCTATCACCGCTGCCGCCATGCCGATGGCCGGCCCCGGCGTGAAGCTCGCCGACCGGGCCCGGAAGCAGTCCGCCAACTCGGACTGGCAGCGGCAGGGCTGGTACTACTACGACGTGATCGGCGAGCTGCGGGCCCCGCTCGTATGGATCGCCAACGCCGTCTCCCAGGCCGACCTTCACGCCACCGAGCTGGACCCTGCGACGGGGAAGCCGACTGGGCTGTCGGAGAACCCGACCGCCGTCCAGGCCGCATCGCTCGCGCTCGGCGGCGCGGCGAAGCGGGCCACGCTCCTCAAGGTGCTGGCCTTGTGCTGGCAGGTGCCCGGGGAGGCGTGGGTCATCGTCCGTCCCCAGGGCCAGGGCAAGCCGGATGAGTGGATCGTCCTGCCGCCGTCGAAGGTCAAGTCGAAGGGCTCTGGCGCGGATGCGTCGTGGCAGTACACCGACCCGAAGACTGGCGTGGAGGTGCCCTTGGCACCCCAGGCGCGGCTCTTCCGCGTGTGGTCCCCGCACCCGGCGGACTTCATCCAGGCCGATAGCGCGGTACGCCCCGCACTCCCCATCTGCCGCGAGATCGAGAAGACCTCCCAGACCCTGGCCGGGCAACTCGACTCCCGCCTCGCCACGGCCGGCGTGTGGCTCGTCGCCGACGAACTGGACCTCCCCAAGGGGGAGCACGAGACGACGGCGCTGGCCTTCATGGACGAGCTGCTGTCCGTGGCTGAGACCGGGATCCAGCAGCCCGGCACTCCAGCGGCCGTCGTCCCGGTCGCCTTCAACGCCCCTGGCGACATGATCGCGGCCGGGTCCGCGCTCGCCTTCGTCGACTCGTCCACCACGTTCGTGCAGGGCCTGGACGACCTCCGTGACAAGGCCCTTGACCGGCTCGCCGCCACCCTCGACATGCCCAAGTCCGTCGCGGCCGGGTCACAGGACGAGTCGAACCACTGGTCCGCCTGGCAGGTCGAGGAAAGCACGTACAAGATCTTCATCGAGCCGCTGCTGCGCGAGCTCGGCGACGCTCTCACCGAGCAATGGTTCCGGCCCGCGCTCGTCGCCATGGGCATGAGCCCCGATCAGGCGGCCCGGTACGAAATCGGCTGGGACACCACGAACATCGTGGCCCGTCCGGACGACCGGGAGACGCTGGAGTCCCTGTACGACAAGATCCTCATCTCCGACGAGTACATGCTGTCGGAGAACGGTATCCCCGAGGACGCGATGCCGGACGAGGCGGAGCGGGAACGACGCCTGCTGGAGAAGCTGGTCATCTCGTCGCCGGCGATCCTGTCGGAGCCGGGTGTGGCGGAGGCCCTGGGCATGCCGCAGCTCGCGGCGGGGCAGGCGTCGGCCGTGGCCGAGCAGCCTGCGGTGGAGGCGCCGGAGGAGCCGCGTGCGTTGCCGTCCACGCAGGGGACGGAGCCGGAGCCTGAGCCGGTCCCGGACGGGTTGACGGCGGCGGCCGAGCTGCTGGTGTTCGATGCCCTGTCGCGTGCGGGCGGGCGGCTGCTGACGCGGGAGAACCGGGGGCAGTTCGCTTCGACGCCGAAGCATGAGCTGCACACGAAGCTGGAGCCTCCGCGTGACGACCTCGGGCGCCTGCTGGAGGGTTCCTTCCAGTTCGTCGGCCCCGTGGCTGAGGCGTTCGGCCTGTACGAAGGCACCCTCCGCGCCGTGCTGAAGACCTACGTCCGCAACCGGCTGTACACGCGTGAGCCCCACAACCGGACCGTGCTGACCAACATGCTCACCGAGGCCATGCGGTGACAACGTTGCCACCCGATGACGGGCTACCCCAGAGGCTGAGGGCGGAGGCGTTCATCCGCGAGGGCGAGCAGCGGGTTGCCCGCACGTGGTTCCGGTCCCTGACGCGCTGGCTCGACCGCGTCCGCCCCGCCGTCCTCCGCGACGGCGCGGTGGATCCTGGGCGGGTCTCCGACCATCAGCAGTTCTGGACCGAACAAGTCGACGTCGAGGTCATGCCCGTAGTCGACGGCATCCTTCAACGGGCCGCGCGCCGTGTCCGCCGGCCTGGCGTACCGCCCACGGACGCGTGGGTGCGGGAGTACCTGAATGAGGCAGGCAACCGGCTCGTGCGTCTGCCGGATGAGGTGTACGGGCTGATTGTCGTGGAGCTGGAGCGTGGGATCCGGGAGCAGGAGTCCATCCCGGACATCGCGGCGCGGGTGTCGGCGGTGTTGACGGCGACGGGGTCGGAGCGGTGGCCGCACCGGGCGGTGACGGTGGCGCGGACGGAGACGATCGCCGCGGTCAACGCGGGGGTGTTCCGCAGCGCGCAGCTGGAGGCGGCGGACCGGGGGGATCCGGCGCCGTTCAAGCAGTGGATTGCGACGGCGGACAAGCGGACGCGGGACACGCACCGGGACGCCGACAAGCAGCGGACCCTTTTGACCGAGCCGTTCGTCGTCGGCGGCGCCCAGCTCCTCTTCCCCGGGGACCCGCGCGGCCCGGCCGGAGAGGTCATCAACTGCCGGTGCTCCCTGATCCCGGTGGTGCTCGGAGAAGAGATCGACTGGACAGACAGGCAGGATCCCTGATGGCAAGAACCTGGAACGCGGTGCTGGCTCGGCTGGGTGTGCCCACCGGCGACGGCCGCATCATCGACCCGGCAGGCGGCTCCAGCCGCGACCTGCCGCTGCCGCTCATGTGGCAGGAGCTGTCCGACGACGGCCACGGCGGCAGCCGCGTCGTGGGCCGGATCGAGACGCTGCGGATCGCGGACGGCATGGTCACCGCAACCGGCAGCATGCTGGAGGACATCCCCTACTCCGTCACCGAACAGCTGGAGGCGGGCGTCGTGGGCCCGTCGGTGGACCTCGACGACATCGAGTACGTGATGGACGAGGCCGAGCGACTGATCATCACCCGGTGGCGGGTCGCCGGGGCGACGCTGGTCAGCATCCCCGCGTTCGCGGACGTGTCCCTCACCCTCGACCCGCTCCCCGCCGAACCCGTTGACGAGCCGGAGCCGAGCGAGGACCACATGGAGGAGTGGCTGTACGCTTCCGCGCGCCCGGAAGCGCTCCCCCCGACGGACTGGTTCCAGCGCCCCGACGTCGACCGACTCACCCCCCTCACTGTCACCGACACAGGCCGCGTCTTCGGGCACATCGCCGGGTGGGACACCTGCCACGTCGGCCTGCCCGGCTGCGTCACCCCGCCCTCCAGCCCGACCGGCTACACGTACTTCCACGTCGCCGAGCAGCGCACCTCCGACGGCGCCACGCTGCCCGTGGGCACGCTCGTCGCCGGACCCCGACACGCGGACGCTCAGCTCGCGTTCCGGGCCGCGCAGGAGCACTACGACGACCCGGCGGCGGCCGTCGCCCGGGTGGTCGCGGGCGAAGACGAGTTCGGCATCTGGGTCGCTGGATGGCTCCTCCCCGGCGCCACGGCGGAGGCCCTGGACGTGTTCCGCTCGTCGCCCGTGTCCGGCGACTGGCGACGCGTCGGCGGTGCCCTCGAACTCATCGGCGTGTGCTCGGTGAACACCCCGGGCTTTCCCGTCCCGCGCGCGCGGGTGCATTTCGCGGCCGGCGCCCAGCGGGCCCTCATCGGCAGCTTCGGCATCACACCGCAGCAGGAGAAGCGCATTGTCGAACCGGCACTCTCCCCGGAACAGCAGGAGTTCCGAAACGCCTTCCAGACCTGGGCAGACGCTCGCGCTCGGTGGGCGTGGGCCACGGCAATGACGACGGAGGACTGACATGGGCTGCAACTGCGGCGGCAACAAGACGCTGACCGACTACCAGATCACCTACCGGGGCGGCGGCACCGAGACCGTCACCCACGAGCAGGGCGGCCTGGTGAAGGTCCGCCAGCTCCTCGCGAAGAGCCCCCAGGGCGGTACCTACCAGGCCGTCACCCGCAAGGCGTAACACGCCGTACAGCCGGGCGGCCCTTACAAACCGCCCGGCACGCGGTACCCTGCACACAGCTTCGATGCTGGCGGTGGGCCGGTCGACGCAGACGAGACACATGTCGTTCTGCCGACCGGAAGGAGACCCGCCATGGCAGAGCAGACCCCGGAGAACACCGAGTCGAACGAGCCGGTCACCTTCTCCATCACCGACGCCACCGACGAGCAGCTCCTCGCCGAGTACAGCCGCGTCAAGGCCGCCGGGACCGAGCTGTCCGGGAAGGCCGATGCCGACCCCGCCGAGCTGTCCGGCCTCGCCACGCAGCTTCAGGAGCTGGCCGCCGCCATCACCGAGCGGAAGACCGCCGCCGAGGCCACGCAGGCCGCCCGCGACGCGTTCGCCGCCGCGCCCGACCTGACGATCCCCACCCAGGTCATCCCGGCCCCCGCCGCCGAGACCCCGGCCGTCGAGGAGCCCGCCGTCGAGACTCCGCCCGCGCAGGTCCCGTCCGTCTCCCAGATGGCCGCCCAGACCACCATGCCGCAGACGCCCCCGGCCTCCACCCCGCGTCACGACAAGGTCGCCCTCCGCTTCAGCGCCGACGCCGCCGGCGTCCTCGGCCGCAACGTAGGCGAAGAGACCGACACCTACGCGCTCACCGACGCCAGCCAGAAGCTCTTCAAGCAGTTCGGCAACTCCCGAGTCGGCGGCGGCATCCGCGCCGAACGCGCCCTCGGCCAGCTCCACCGCGAGCGCGAGTTCCGCGTCTCCGGCGACCGCAACACCGACGCCCGTACCCTCAAGGACCTCACCGACTACCGGCGCCGCCTCCCCTCCATGCAGGAGTGGGAGAAGTCCGTCAGCGACGCCAACAGCCTCACCGCCGCGGCCGGCTGGTGTGCCCCGTCGGAGATCCGCTACGACCTCTGCTCCCTGTGGGAGCGGGACGGGTTCATCGATCTCCCCACCATGGGTGCCCCCCGCGGTGGCGTGCAGTACTCGAAGAACTACCTGTGGCGCCAGATCATGGACGCCGGCCTCACCAGCTTCACGAAGCTGACCGAGGCGCAGGTCATCGCGGACACCCCGAAGAACTGCACCGAGCTGCCGTGCCCGACCTTCGAGGAGCGGCGCCTGGACGTCGCGGTCACCTGCATCACCGGCAGCTTCCTCCAGGACGTTGGCTACCCGGAGAACGTCGCCAACCTCGTCGACGGCCTCCTCCTCAAGCACGAGGTGGAGATCAACCGCGACATCATCAGCCAGATCGTCACCCAGGCCGGTGCCGCGATCGTGATCCCGCCGCAGGGTGCGACCCCGGCGCCCGGCTCCGGCCCGGACACGTCCGCCGTCGCCTCGTTCCTCGCGGGCGTCGACATCGCCGCGATCGACATGCGGTACCGCGAGCGGATGAGCTTCAACCGCATCCTCGAAGTTGCGGTCCCGCAGTGGATCGTGGCCCAGTGGCGTGCGGACATCTCCCGCCGGAACGGCTACTTCAGCGACCCGTTCTCCGCCGCAACCACCGCGGAGATCGCCCGCTGGTTCTCCGCCCGCAACCTGCGCCCGCAGTTCCTCCGCGACTGGCAGGACGCCCAGTCCGGCCTCGCAACCGGCCCCGGCGACATCACCGCCCCCATCACCCCGATCACGTCGCTGCCGACCACGGTCGACTTCCTGATCTGGCCGGCGGGCGCGATCGTCCTGCTCCGCGAGGACGTCGTCACCCTCACCAACGTGTACGACAGCACGAACCTCAAGCAGAACCTCTACACGGCCCTCTTCACGGAGGAGGGCTACGCGCCGATCTTCCCGTGTGGCGAGGTCAAGCGGTACACCGTCAACGCCTGCCCGTCCGGTGCGACCGCCGACCAGGTGTGGACGTCGTGCGCCGTTCCGGCTGCCGCGGCGTGACCTACCCCGTGATCCGGGCCGCCCGCCCACCTGTCGTCCGGGCGGGCGGCCCCTCATCGGAAGGGAGGTGACGACATGGCAGTGATCGTTCCGAGTCAACAGGAGATCCAGGGCCCCGAGCCCGGCCGCCGACGGTATGGCATCTTCGATGCCGCTGTTCGGCCTGGTCCGCTGGGAAACGGGGTGATCGCGTCGGGGCTGACGTTCGCCGCTGAGGACTGTGGTGTCTCGGTGGTGCCGTACGACCCGACGTGTGCCGCGCCGCACCCGGAGAAGCCGTTCGCCCCGGGCACGGCGTTCGTGGAGTCGGCGCCGTACTGGCTGCTGACGACGTACCAGTGCGGAACGGTCGGCACCACTGCCGAGGACGTGCGACGCCGGGTCCGGCGCCGGTACGACGCGGGCGTGCAGTGGGCGGTCGAGCAGCAGATCTGGACCGGCGGCGGCATCACCGGCGTTCCGAACCTGTCGACCGCAGGCGCCACCGTCGTCGTGCCCACGGCCCCGGGCGCGGGTGCCGCGATCTCGGCGCTGGAGCAGGCGTTCCACGACCAACACGGCTACACCGGCGTCATCCACATCAACACGACCGCGCACGCGGCCGTGCAGTACGCGGGCCTGGTGGGAACGCAGGGCGGCGCCGGAACGATGCGGACCCCTCTGGGCAACGCGTGGTCGTTCGGCTCCGGCTACGGCGTCACCGGCCCCGCCGGGGCCGCGCCCGCGGCCGGGTTCGTGTGGGCGTTCATCACCCCGCAGGTCTACCTGTGGGAGACCCAGGTGAACCAGCCCGACCCCGTGCAGACGCTCGACCGCACGTTCAACCAGTGGATGGCGGTGGCCGAGTCTGTGTGGGCTCACGCGTGGGTCTGCGACACGGTCATGGCCGTGCAGGTCCCGGTCGCTGCCCCGGCAGTGGCCACGGCTCCGGCGGTGCCCGCATGAACGACTGGGTGACTGTACTCCCCGGCGAGGCCGGGGTGCAGAAGACCGCGATTGCCCTGCTGGCGGTCGCCGACGACCCGGACCACGTTCGTACGCAGCGGGGCGGGACCGAGTTCCTGGTCGCCCCGTACGTGGCCGACCGCTACAACACCGCGCGCGAGCCGGAACGCCGGCCGCGACGCCGCGCGAAGAAGGAGGATGACCATGGCAACTGAGTGTGTCCGTCTGGCGCGCGGCAAGCGCATGCGGCTGACCAAGCTCAACCAGTGCGGGACGGTGGTGAACGGCCCAAACTCGACCCTCACGGCCGAGGCCCTGGTGACCGGCACCCTGACCCCGAACTACGCCGACCCGTCCGAAATCAGCATCCTCAACGCCAACGGCGACGAATGCATCTCTGACCGGTCCGCGCCCGCGCTCAGGTGGATCGACATCTCCCTGAACGTGTGCACCTGGGACCCCACCATGATCAGCCTGATCACCGGTGACCCGCTGGTCCTCGACAACGCCGCGACGCCGAACGTGGTCGGCTGGTCCATCGACGCCGACCTCACCGGCTCCGCGTCGTTCGGCCTGGAGATCTGGTCCGGCATCACCGGCCAGGCCTGCGACCCGTCCGGGAACGTCAAGTACCAGTACTGGCTCCTGCCGTGGGTCAAGGACGCCCAGTGGGGCGAGTGGCTGCCCGCGCAGAACGACGGCATCACGGCCACCTGGACCGCCCGTGCGGTCCCGGGCGGCGAGTGGGGCGTCGGCCCGTACGACGACGTCCTCCGCGACGCCGTGACCCCGGCGACGCTGACGGCCCTCCTCACGCCGATCGGCGACACGGAGGTACTGCGGTCGATCACGACCTCGGCGCCGCTGCCGACGCCGGCGTGTGGCGCAACGGTGCTGCCCGTTCCGTAGCCGGACCGGGGTCCTGGCCGACGGCTCCCGGCCAGGACCCCCTCACCGTAGGGACCGAGGATGACGACCCCTGAACCGCCGGGCCCCTGCGAGTGGCCCATCGACACCAGTTGCTGCCCCGACTGGGACACGTACTCCGCCGAGGTGCAGGCCCGTGCGACGACGTTCGCCGTGGCCATCCTCGACGCGCTCACGGGCAGGCAGTTCGCGCAGTGCCCCGTCGCCTACCGGCCGTGCGGCCCGAAGTGCGCGTCGGGCCCCGGGTACATGTCGTGGCCGGTCGGCACTCCCGGCGTGTCCGCGGGCGGTGGTCCGTGGATGCTGCCGTACATCGATGCCGGGGTGTGGCGGAACTGCGGTTGCTCGGGCGGCTGCTCCTGCAGCGTGGCCTGTGAGGTTCCGTTCCCGACATCCGTGGCTTCGGTCACTTCAGTCACTGTCGACGGCCTGACCATCGCCCCGGCCGCCTACCGGCTGGACTCGTGGCGGGGCATCCCGCGGCTGGTCCGGATCGATGGGGAGTGCTGGCCGCAGTGCCAGGACATGAACGTCGAGCCCGGCGAAGTCGGTTCGTTCGTCATCACCTACCAGCCCGGCCGGCCCCTCCCGCTTGCAGGGCAGATCGCGGCGGGCGAGTTCGCGTGCGAGCTGGCCAAGGCCTGCGTCGGCGCCGAGTGTGCGTTGCCGCAGCAGATGGCGTCGCTGTCGCGGGCGGGGGTGGACATTCAGATGGTCGACCCCACCACGATCGCCGAGGAAGGCCTGACGGGGATCAAGAACGTGGATCTGTGGATCCGGTCGGTGAACCCGGCACGGCGGGCTCAGCGGTCGCGTGTGGCCTCCGTGGACACGTACAGGGGGAGGTTCTCGTGACGCAGGCCCTCAGCCTCGCGCAGCTCCTCGTCGGCTGCCTCGCCACCCAACTCCAGAACCCGCACCCGTGGCCGGTCCCGCCCGAGCGGGTCATGCTCCGCGCGGGTCAGCAGGTCATCCCGCTGCTCTCCTCGACCGGCGAGGACGAGTGCTGCCTCGGCCTCGGCTACGTCAGGATCGCCAGCGTGCAGGGCGTCCGCGACGTCACCGACCGCATGGCCGCCAGCGGCTGCTTCATGGCCGAGCGGACCCTGACGCTGGAGATGGGCGTGTACCGCTGCATGCCCACCCCCGACGCAGGGGCGATCGTCTCGGCGACGGAGTGGGACACCCTCGCGGCCAAACTCGACGCCGACTGGAAGGCCATGGAAGCTGCCGTTTGCTGTGCCTTCTCCGACCCTGACTCGCTGCGCATCGGCCCAGTGGCGGTCGGCCTGTACGAGCCTGTAGGCCCCGACGCGAACTGCCTCGGTGGCCGCATGACCGTGAACATCGTGATGGAGGCGTGCTGCTGATGACCCGCAAGAAGACCCCTCTCACCGAGTACCACCGTCGCGCCCGCATCCGGGTGCGGACCTCGTTCGACGGCTTCCGGCGAGGCGATGAGGCCGAGGTGCACGTGGACCCGGTCGTGGCCGGGTGGATTGAGATCGGCGTGGTGGAGATCGTCGAGGAGCTGGGAGGACCCGATGGCGAGGCTGAGGCTGGACAGGGCGGCGCTGAACCGGACGTTCTCGGCGACGAGCAGGCGTGAGGGGGATGCTGCGGCCCGGCAGGTCGTGGCGCGCGCCAAGGTGCTGGCGCCCGTCGACACCGGCCGGCTGCGGGCGTCGATCCGGGTCGAGCGGCGGTCGTTCTTCGGGCTGCGGCAGCGGTGGACGATCGGGTCGGATGTCGAGTACGCGCCGATGGTGAACGACGGCACCCGCCCACATCTGATCCGCCCTCGCCGCGCGCAGGTGCTCCGCTTCAAAGTCGGCGGGAAGACCGTCTTCGCCAAGGTCGTCCACCACCCCGGCACCAGGGCCCGCCCGTTCCTCGACCGCGCGCTGCGGGATGTGGCGCGTAACCGGGGCTACGACATCACCCAGAGATAGGCTTGCCCTATGGACGACACCAAGACGATCGCCGAGCCCACTCGCGTGGTGACCATCGGCGGAACCGAGTACCCCGTCACCGCACCCGACCAGGCCACCGCCGAACGCGTCGCCGTGGTCATGTCCCTCAACTCCCCCGGCGAGCTGAAGCTGAAGTCCGCCGGCATCCTCATCGCCGCATGCCTGGGCGAGGAGGCGTGGAAGGAAATCCTGTCCGCCTACCTCGACGGCGACGTCGACACGCAGGCCCTGTTCAACATCCTGAAGGGGATCGGCGACGCACTGGGGGTTCCGGACGCGGATGCCTGATGTCCTCGCTCCTCTCGCGCGGGGCCCGGTGCCGATACAGATCGGCGGCCAGGTCTTCGCTCTGGCGTGGCGTCCGGCGGCCGAGTGGACGACGGTGCGCACGGAGATGGACGTGATCCGACTCCTGCCGGAAGAGGACCAAGACGCGGTAGGCCGGATGATCCTCGACGGCGTCGCCGATCTCCGGACCCTGACGGACGCCGCGCACACCGTGCTGGCAATGGTGACAGGGCGCCGTTGGTGGGAGGGATTGCGCCTGCTGATGATGTCAGTGCAGCCCGAGACCCTCGGACACCTGGCCCTGGCAGGGGTGGATCCGTGGACGCGGTCGGCGTACGAGTGGTGCGCCGCCACCTACGCCCTGCACACCCGCAACGCGGACGAGAAGAACCGGATGCGGTTCGACTTCCAGCTGGGCATCCCGCCCCCGGGATACGAGGACGCATGGGACACCGACGGCGACGACCCCGAGGCCGTACAGACGGCACTCGCAGCATGGATGGGAGGGTGAGGTGGCCAGCGAGGCAGAGGTCGACCTTGTAGTCGATGCGGCCGGCGCCCTGCCGGATCTGGAGCGGCAGCTTCAGCGGATCGTCAGCAGCGCTGAGGCGTCTTCGCCGGAGATTGCCCTCGATGCCGGGCTCGACGCTCGCCGTACCCTGCGGGATCTGGATTCTGCGTTGGGCCGGGTCATCTCCGCTGTCGAGGCGGACCCGGACAGCACGATCGATGTCAGCGCCGCTGTCGACCAGCGCGCCGCCCTCCGTACTCTCGACGCTCAGATCGGCGCCGCTGTCGCCGCCGTGACCGCGGGTGCGCCGGCCGTCGACGTCGAGGCGGCACTGGACGTGTCGTCGGTGGCAGACCTCCGGCGAGATGTAGACAACGTTGTCGAGACGCTGACGCGGACCGCCGACCCGGTCGAGATCGAGGTCGACCTCGACCGGGGTATCGACGGGCAGCTCCGCCGCCTCACCTCCGGGCTCGACGGTGTCGGAGACCGCGCCAAGGGCGTCCTCGGCCCGCTGGGATCCATGGTCGGGACGGTCGCGAAGCTGGGCGCGACCGTCGGCGCCGCCGCGCCTGCGCTCGCGTCGGCTGCTGCCGCTATCCAGCAGCTCGGCCCGGCGGCCGGTGTGGCCGTGTCCGGCATGGTGACCATGAAGCTCGCGGCCGGCACGCTGAAGCTGGCCATGGCGGGTGTCGAGGACGCCGTGAAGAACGCGTTCGACCCGGATACGGACCCAGAGGTGCTGGCCAAGTCGATGGAGCGGCTGGCACCCAACGCCCGCAAGTTCGTGAGCGAACTTCGCGACATGCGTGGCGACCTCGTCGGCCTCCAGCAGGACGTCCAGAACGACGCTTTCGAAGGGCTCGACAAGACGTTGCGGACGCTGGCGGATTCGGCTTTCCCCGACGTCGCCAACGCGGTCCGCGGCGTGGGTGTGTCCCTGAACGAGATGGCGAAGAACGCGGCGGCGGGCGCGCTTGCCCTGGACGCCAACGGGGCCCTTGGGCAGGCGCTGAAGGGGTCGACGAAGGCACTCCAGAACCTTGAACAGGTCCCGAACGATCTGGTGGTCGGCCTGGGGTCTATCGCGGCGGCGGGTGCGCCGGCGCTGGATCGTCTGACGAAGGCTGCGGCGGGGGCCGCGGACAAAATCTCCGACAAGCTGGTGGCCGCGTTCCGGTCGGGTGCTCTGGAGGACGCGATCTCTGGGGCCATCGACAGCTTCGCTCAGCTTGGCCAGTCCGTTGGGAACATCCTCGCCGGTCTCAGGAACGTGATCTCCGGGCTGACAGTCGATGGCGCGGGGCTCTTCGAGACCATGGAGAAGGTCACCCAGGCGTTCGAGGACGCGACCGCGACGAAGGGGTTCCAGGACGCCATTGCCGCCCTGTCGCAGACGATGGCGCTGCTCGTCGATACGGCGCTTCCGCTACTGGTGTCGGCGTTGCAGCTGCTGGGACCCATCTTCGAGGCGCTGGCGGGGCCTGTGCAGACGCTGATCGAGGCGCTTGGTACCGCGCTGGCGCCGATCATCTCTGCCCTGGGCCCGGTGCTGACGGCGCTGGCCGACACGATCGGGAACCTGGTGCTGGTCTTCGTACCGTTCCTGGAGGTGATCGGGCAGCTGATCACGACCCTCCTCCCTGCCCTCCTCCCCTTGTTCGACGCCCTGTTCGTCATCTTCAGCCAGATCGCGCCGGCGGTGCAGCTGTTCGCGGAGATGCTGGGCCAGTTCCTGACGCCGATCATTCAGGCCTTGGGCCCGCTGCTGGACCTGGTCCTGGACCCGCTCGTCGAGCTGTACAGCGCGGTCTTCCCGGCGATCATCGAGGTGCTGCTGGCGTTGCAGCCGGGGCTGATCGCCCTGTCGCTGGCGCTGGTCGAGGTGCTGGAGGCGGCGGGACCGCTGATCCAGGCCGTCCTTCAGCTGGTGGTGGCGCTCGGGTCCGCGCTCGCGCCGGTGATCGCGCCGCTAGCGAAGCTGCTCCTGGGCCTGGTCAACGGTGCGTTGAAGATCGTGGCGGGCTTCATCACGACGGTCCTGGTGCCCGCCATCGAGATCCTGACCAAGCTCCTGCAAGGCCGATTCTCCGACGCCTGGAACCAGATCAAGGGCATCGTCAGCAACGTCGCGACCGCGGTGGTCGGGTTCGTCCGCAACATGGTCACCCAGTCCGTGCAGATCCTCGGCAGCCTGATGAAGCAGGGTGTGCAGGCCGCGACCGATTTGGCGGTCGGGTTCGGCCGGCAGATCCAGAAGCTAGTGGCTGACTCGGTCCGGTTCGTTGCCGAGCTTCCCGGGAAGATCGTCCAGCAGACGGCGCGCTTCGGGTCGCTGCTCATCCAGGCTGGTAAGGACATCATCCGGGGCCTCATCAACGGCCTGAAGTCCATGCTCGGTTCCCTGCTCAGCACGATCAGCGACATCGGCTCGCAGGCCGCGTCCGGCATCAAGGACTTCTTCGGGATCTCGTCGCCGTCGAAGCTGATGATGGGCTACGGCAAGGACGTCATGCGGGGCTTCATCATCGGCATCGCTGGGCAGGAAGGTGCCCTGAAGTCGCAGATGGATGGGATCGCGGCGATCGTGGCGCCGGGGTCGGGGCTGCGGGCGGCGGGGTTCGGTCCACTGTCGGTGCCGTCGTCCACGCTCGGTACGGCGGCCAGCCAGCCGGCCATCAACTTCCACTTCGGGAACGAGTTCCTGGCCCGCTACGTGGATGGGCGCGTGACCATGATTGACAACCGGACTCGCCGCACCGTGGCACAGGGAGTGAGGCGCTGATGGCCTGCGAACCGTTGTTCCTCACCGCCGACTTCACGGCCGCGCCGGGCACACAGACGTCCGCGATCCTGGAGTCGGGCCCGTCGGCGACCGGTCCGTGGACGTTCATGCGGGAGGTCGAGCTGACCGGGCAGGTCGGGGCGACGTACGACACCACCCCGTCGGACGGCATCCCCACGTGGTACCGGTGGACCGGTGATCCGGGCGGCACGACCATCGTGCAGGGGCCGATCACCCCCGCCTCGACCGGCGACGCGGTGTGCGTACGGGACCCGCTCCGCCCGTGGGCCAACCTGACGTTCGGCTTCTGCTCGACCCCCGAGGCCCTGACCGCGGCCGCCTGCGGAACGACCAGCGACCCGTTCGTGTGGGGCGGCTGGGGCTCCAAGGTTCGCCGCGCGGACGCCGGGCTCTTCGACCGGTTCGACTCCGAGACCCCGGCCGACGTGTACGGCCGACGCAAGAACCTCGACACCAGCATCAGGTTCCTGACCAAGACGAACGCCGCCAGGATCGCCGTCTACGACCTCTTCTCATGGGGCGGCCCCCTCCAGATCACGGCGCCCGCAGCATACGGGTGGGAGCCGTACACGGTGCAGCCCGGCGACCTCACCGAGGCCTACCTGTCGGACACCATCGACCAGCGGTGGCCACACCGCCTGTGGTCCGCACCCGCCACCGTCGTCGACGACTCGGCGGTCGGCCCGATCCAGGGAACCATCTGCGCGAACTGGTGCACCGTGGCGGAGACGTGGCCGACGTACGCAGACATGACCGCCGCCGGCGGAACGTGGCTGGACATCCTGGAGGGCGAGACGCAGTGCCCTGGGGGCGAGCCTGCGGAAGCCTTCCGGGACACGTTCACGCGGACCGTGGCGAGCGGGTGGGGAACGGCCGATACCGGGCAAGTGTGGTCGGTCATCCAGGGGACCACGGCGGACTTCTCGGTGGACGGGACCCGCGGCCTCCACACCCACGCCGCCATCGGCGCGTTCCACACCACGAGCGCGGAGTACTCGTCCCCGGACGCGACAATGCGGGCGAACTGGTCGATCAACCAAGTGCCCGCCGGGAACGGCATGGACATCCACTACACGCTCCGCACCCTGAACCCGACGAACTTCTACTCGGCCAGGATCTTCGTGGCTGCCGGTGGCGCCATCCAGCTGACCCTTCGGAAGGTTGTCGGTGGGGTGGAGAGCGCGTTGGCGACGCTGGCCACGGGCCTGACGTACACGGCGAACACCGTGTACACGGTCCGGTTCGCGGTACAGGGCACGTCGCTGATGGCCAAGGTGTGGCAGGTGTCCGGAACCGAGCCGGCGGCCTGGCAGGTGACGGCTGTCGACACCGACCTGACGCTGCCGGGCCGGGTCGGGTTCCGATCGTTGACGCGCGCGGGCCTGACGAACACCCCGCCGATCGTGTTCGCCTTCGACAACCTGGTGGTGACGCCCTGATGTGGCCCTCCACCCTCACCTACCAGGCCGCTCTTCGGGCGCCTCACCGGCGGTCGGTGCGTGTCGACGTGTACGACATCGACGGCCAGCCCCGAGCCCTCGGGCTCCGACCGTCAGCTGGCAGCGTCACGGCGTCCCTCACCAACCGAGTCACCCGCAGCGCCACGTTCACCCTCACCCGGGACGCCTACCCCCTCACCGCAGACGACGCCCTCTCACCCGAGTATGCCGTCGTCCACATCTCCGCCGGCATCCGCTACGGCACCAACCAGGAAGAGCTCTTCCCCCTGTTCGTGGGCCGGGTATGGGACGCGTCGCTACAACCGGACGGGCAGGTCTCGTTCTCCTGCGATGACCTGGCCGCTGATGTGGTGGCGTACCGGTTCGAGCAGCCGCGGACGACGACGGCGGGGATGACGCTGGCGGAGATCCGGCGCCTGATCCTGGAGGCTGTCCCGCAAGCCACGTTCGGTACGGACGACGTGGTGGACCAGCCAACGCCCTTGTCGCTGACATGGGACGAGGACCGCGGGCAGGCCCTGGACGACCTCGCCCAGTCCCTCGGTGGCCGCTGGTACGCCCTCGGCGACGGCCGGTTCGTGGTCCGCGCCTTCAACTACGCCCTCGGCCCGGTAGCGCAGGCCTTCGTCGACGGGCCGGGCGGCCTGCTCTTGGATGCCTCGGTGTCCCGTTCACGGTCTGGGGTGTCGAACAGCGTGGTGGTGGTGTCGGAGCGGGCGGACGGTACGACCCCAATTCGGGTACCGGCCCGGGACACGGCGACCACGTCACCGACGCGGTTCGGCGGCAAGTTCGGCCGGGTGTCGGAGATCATCAAGGTACAGACGCCGCTCAGCTTCCCGCAGGCTCAGACCCTCGCGGTCACGCAGCTACGCGCCGCCTCCGCACTCACCCAGCAGTGGAGCGCGGACGTCGTCCCGGACTACAGCATCGAGCCCGGCGACACCGGGGACCTGGCCTTCATGGGCCTACGCGACCGACAGATCATCGACAGCATCGACTACCCCCTCGACACCGAATCCCCGATGCGGATCGCCACCCGCGCCGGCGTGACAGGAGCGTGATGGACACCACCCCTCTCGGCTTGCCCTACCCGGAGTGCGACCCGCCCCGGGTGAAGGACCTGTCGGACGCGGGCCAGATTCGTGCTCTGGCTGAGGCTGTTGACGCGCTCACGCAGGCCACGGCCGACGACCTGAACGCGCAGTTGATCAGCCCGTTGGCGGCCCGGATGCGGGAGTCGGCGCCCTCGGCGTGGCCTGGCGGGACGGCGAACCCGAACCTGAACCAGACGGTCTTCGCGTCCGCCGGCATGGGTGACACGACGGCTGGCGGCATTCGGATCACGAAGACCGCTTGGTACCTGGTGGGCATGTACTCGCTGGTGATTGCCGGGTCGGGTACGGAGGTGGCGGCCCGCCCGAACATCCTCCGCAACGGCAGCAACATGATCTCGTACGGGGATGTCGGCCAGCAGGTGACCGTGACGGCAGGCGATGTGTACGTGTCGACGACCGTCCTCCTCACCGCGGGCGACCTGCTGAAGGTACGGATCGCGACGAACGGGGCTGCGGCGTACACGACGACGTCGCACCTGTGGGCACTCGAACTGTTGGGGGCGTGATGACCACCCCGAGCACTCCGATGGTCCTGGCGGCGCAGTCCGGTCCGTACGCCGAGTTCCGCATGGGTACGGTGGTGTCGTTCGCCACCAACCAGGCGGTCGTCAGCATCGGCGGCACCAACTTCTCCGCCGCCTACCTAGTAGGGGCGAGCTTCACCGCAGGCGATCTGGTGTACGTGTCCCGACAGGATGCATCGTGGGTGATCCATGGGGCGCTTGCGGGCGTCGGCCCGAACGAACTCATTGAGGACAATCCCTCCTTCGAGGACTCTGCCCCGGGCGCCGAGCCTGTGCTGTGGTTCCAGGCGAACGTCTCGGGCAGCTCGGGTGCGGTGGTGCAGGAGGTCACGGGCGCCCCGGATGGCACGCAGGTTGCCTCGGTCGGCACGACGGACACGGCCGCCGCGGTCCACTATCTCTACTCGCAGCCGATCCCGGTGACCTCAGGCTGGCAGTTCTCCGTGTCGGCGTCCGCTGCGGGCGACTACCAGCCGACAGACACCCCGACCGCGGACGCCGCGCTGGTCGCGTTGTGGTTCGCGAACAACACGGACTTGTGGCCGACGACGTCGTCGGCGGACACAGTCATCGTGTCCGCGGTGGACCTGGTGCAGCAGCCGCTGTACACGACCCTGTCGGGCACCGTGTCGGCGCCGGTCAGCGGGTACATGCGGCTGGCGCTCAGGTCGTCAACGGCAGGGCTTCAGCGGCTGTTCTGGGACAACGTGATCATGAGGAGAGTCTGATGCCGGGCACCACCCCGAGGGGCTACGAGTACCCGCTGTACGGCGATACGCAGAACGTACCAACGCAGGTGCAGGCTCTTGCCGAGGACATCGACGCCGACGTACAGAGCCTCTACACGGCGAACACCACGGCCCGTAACGCGCCAACCGCGTCGATCTCGTCCACCGGCATCCTGGCGACACCGTCCGGTGCACTGACGACGATGACGTTCACCGACGAGCTGTACGACAACGCTGGCATGGTCAACCTCGGCGTGAACAACACCATCATCACGATCCCCCAGACCGGCCTGTACCTCGTGTCGGGGACCGTGACGTTCAACATCGCTGCGAGCACGACCCCGCTTGCGTGTGCACTGTTCCTGCGCTCGGTGGGTGGACTCGTGCCGGACATCTCCACGGTGACGAAAGCGCTGGGCTCACCACAGACCAGCCTGTCGATGGTGTCACTGACCCGGTGCAACGCCGGCGAGACGATCAGCCTAGCCACGCAGCACAACTACACGAGCCCGATCGATGTGTCCCCTGCCAGGCTGTACGTGACGAAGGTGGCGCCCTGATGCCCGGATCTACTGTGAACCGCGCGTACCCCTACCCCGTGCCGGGCGATCCCGTCGACGTGGCGGGCGACATCCAGGCCTTGGCCGAGGCCGTCGACGCAGACCTTCAGACGCTTCAGTCGATTGTGGGGCCGCGGCCGATGGCCCGGGTACGGGGAGTCACGCCGGTGACGACGGAGGGGCCGACGGCGGATTTCGCGGAGCTGCCGTTGGAACTGGTCGACTTCAACGTGGGTGGTGCCATTGCTCCGCTGACCAGTGGTCGTGTGCAGGTGCTGTTGCCGGGGATGTGGATGGTGGTGTCCACGTACATCTACGCGCAGCCTGCCGGCCCGAACGTGGCGTCGATCGGTGTCGACTTGATGGATACGGTGGCGAACACGGAGATCGGCCGGTCGAACACCCACCTGTTCCCGACGGGGACGGAGCATCAGCGGATCATGGACGTGTCCGGGATGAAGTTGGTGGTGCCGGGTGTGTCGGCCACGTTGCATCTGCGGGCGGAGACGCGCCGGTTCGCGGGGGCGGGCACGGCGGTGACGTTCCGGGACCGGACGATGACGCTGCTGCGGATGACGGAGTCGTGATGCGCCGCTACCTGATCGACCTGTCCGAGCGGACGCTGGGGGCGTTCGCTGCCGTGCTGCTGGCCCAGCTTCCGAGCCGCGGGTTCGACGTCCGTACGTGGCCGTGGGGCGACTCCCTGTCGTTCGCCGGCGGGGTGGCCCTGGTGGTGCTGCTCGGCGGGGTGGCGGCCCGCTACCGGGGCGACCGGGAGTCGGCGGGGTTCACGAAGCGATGAAGCCTCCTCCTTCGGGAGGGGGCGGCTTCGTCATGTCCGAGGTCAGGCGGCCGGGTCCGGATACGCGATCCTCAGCCCGGGAACCTCCTGTGCGACACGGGCGACGACGGCCCGGTTCCACGAAGCCGGGAAGGGAATCTCCGGGTGCGCGGCGTGGTACTCGGCGTCGTCTCGGTAGGTGAGGACACCGGGGTCCGGGAGGTCCATCAGCTGTTCGATGATGCCGCTGACGAATTCCCCCGTGCGCCGCTCCAGGTCCTCCACTTCCAGGCGCACTCCGTCAGGGATGGGGTACTTACCCTGCTCCCAGTGGCGGACGGTGCGCGGGGAGACCCCGAGGTGGCTGGCGAGCCAGTCGCCGGTGAGGCCGAGGAACTCGCGGACGACCTTCAGTTCGGCGGGAGTCATGCGCTCGTCTTCGGGCATGCCGGGCGGGTCGGTGTAGTCGGGCACCGCTATCTCTCCAGGACGGAGCCCTCGGCGCGAGGCCGAGGGCTTGGTGGGCGGCGGACGGTCAGGCGAGGCCGGCCAGGACCCTGGCCTCGATCTCGGGCAGGCGGTTCATGACGGTCTCGACGGCCTGCTTGAGGAGCGCGTCCAGGTCACCGAGGACGGCGGCGTCGCCGACCGGGTACTGGAGCTCGCTGGTGTCGATCAGCCAGTAGTGGCTCTCCGGCAGGAGGGCCTCGAAGGCGTCCACCTCGGCGTCGATCAGGGCGTCTACCAGGGCGGACTCCTGCTCACTGGTGAGCTCGCCGTTGTTGATGGTGTTGTACCAGCCGTCGGCGACGTAGTCCCGGCTGAACTTGTAGCCGAGGGAGTAGCTCGTGGTGGTGGGCATGTCCGGTTCCTTCCGGTGGAGTCTGGGGCTGTTCCCCTGATCGCACATCAAACTCTAGCTTCCTAAATTAGGAAGCGCAAGACGATCGCCCCCTCTGCCGTGGCGGAGGGGGCGGCTTTGTCATGCCCGGGGAGGCTCGGGCAGCCGGGCCACGAACGCGCCGATGCCCGGTTCCATGTACGCGAGGCCCGCGTTACGCAGCTCGCGGAGGACACGGGTCGCGGTCACCCGACTGATACCCGTCTCCAGGACGATCTCGTGCACCGACGGCAGGCGCGTCCCCGGCGGGTACGTGCCGTCATCGATCCGCTCCTCCAGCAGCGCGTACACCTGCCGCCACCTGGGGATATCCGGAGTCCAGTCCATGCCGGGGACGCTAGGACCGCTACGTCGTCTAGGCGACATCAGACCACCTAGTCCACCCATCCCCCCTATGACACCTATGACAGTCCATGTACTGTGAGCTACACGACAGACCCCCGCGACCACGCGAATGGCCCGGGGGTACGGACGACACCCTCGGGAGGTCTCGTCATGGCCCACGCTACCCCGCCTGTACCTGCCCGTACAGGCGGACGCATCTCCGGCGTATGCACCCTCGACTTCGGGCACCCGCACTGCTCGCCCGGCCCCGTCTACGTGGACGGCATCGAGGTGCTACCGCAGTCCTGCTACTGCGACTGCCACAGCAAGCCGAAGAAGGTCCGCCGGTGAAGACGTGCGTCCGCTGCGGCTACCCGATCAAGGGCCGGGCCACTGAGATCGTTCCGTTCTCCTCGTCGGGGGCGAAGCCGACGACGTACCGGCACCCGACCGACGCCGGCTGCAACACGGCTACGCGCGAGGTCGGGCCGGGCGCCACGATCACGTCCCGCCTGAGCCGGTACCTCGGCACCTGAGACTCCTGTCCGCGGGCGTTCACACGCCGATCGCCCGCGGGCAGGTTCATCGCACCAGATCTGTCATGTCGACGCCGAGTGCCTCCGCTACGAGCAGCAGCTCGGAGAACCGGGGGTCACGTTCACCGCGCTCGTAGCGCTGGATGCTGCGGCGTTCCATGCCGATCCTGTCGGCGAGGTCGTCCTGCGATAAGCCGGCGGATCTTCTGAGATCTCCGATGCGCTGGCCTAGGGTCTGTCTTCGACTGATGACCCAGTCGGGGTGGGGGGTTCTGCGTGTCGGCACGACCTAACCGTTGAGGTCATGATCTTCGACGTCAGTACCCAAACGGTCGCTTCTCGTGGCAGCGTTACGCAGCGGCCCGTCCTCGATCTCGGGGTCGGGCCGCTGTCGCGTATCTGAGGGGTCGTAGGCGGATGTTCCAGCAGGTCACCCCTACCTAAGCTTTCCGGAAGCGTTCCGGTCGGGGCCCGAATTCCGGGATCCTTCCGTAGTTTCATGAAGCTTCACGTGACGTCTTGAAGCACCACGAAACGGGTTCCGTAGCAGGTCAGACCCCCTATAGGTCTCTGACCTGCCTAGGCGCTCTCGGCCTGGAACATCCACGAGTGATGTCCCGAACTACCCGCTGACCTGCCGCAACACACCCTGACGCCTCCTCGATTCCGGAATCCTTCCGCCCTGCTGCGGAGATTCCTCCTCCAGGGCAGTCTCACCCGGCTCAGCCCACGCCGCATCCAGAACGTCCCGGGTCTTCTCCTCCGCCTCGGCGAACAGGTGAGCGTACGTCCGTAGCGTCGTCATGACGTCCTTGTGGCCAAGGCGCTTCTGAACGACCTTCGGGTTCTCCCCGCCGGCGATGAGCACAGAGGCGTAGTGGTGGCGCAGCTCGTGCCAGTGCCTCGGCTGCACCTTCGCCTTCTTGCAGGTGGACTTGAGGGCGTAGTCGAGGGTCGACTCACCGATCAGTCCGCCGTCCGCCATGACGAAGATCAGCCCCTCGCTCTCACCGTCGGCTCGCGGGGGGTACTTCTTGACGTAGGCCGCGAGCAGGTCGACCGTGCGTTGCGACAGGGGGAGCGTGCGCAGGCCGGCGCCGGTCTTGAGCTCGGCGAAGTACATGCCGACGCCCTTCTCGTAGACGAGCTGCTGGTTGACGAGCATGGTGCGTCGGAGGAAGTCGATGCGGTCGAGGCGGAGTCCGCGGATCTCGCCGGAACGGAGGCCGGTCAGGGCGTTGAGCTCGATCATCGCGGCCCAGCGGTCGTCGTAGGCGTTGGTGATGAGCTGCCGTACCTCGGCGACGTCCGGTGGCTGGGTGGCCTTCTCCTCGGCGGCGGGTGCGGGGATCCGTTCGAAGGGGCTGACCGGAATGACACGGTCGATGACCGCCAGGCGGAAGATCCCGCGGACGTACCTGGACACGCGGTTCGGGTAGGTGCCCTTGAGCTTGTACTTGCTGATGAGCTGCTGCTGCCAGGCGCCGGCTTCGGAGGGCTTGATGGATCGGATCTCCCGGTTGCCCCATTCGGGTACGAGGTAGCGCTTGAGAACGCCTTCGTACTCGGTGCGGCTGCGGCTGTTGATGTTCAGGGACGGCAGCCAAGTGTCCAGGGAGAACCGTTCGACGGTGACACGGCCGGCCTTGGGGTCGAGCCAGGAGCCGGTCTGCTTGGCGGCTTCCTGCTTGACGATCTCGGCTTCGGCCTCGGTCTTGGTGCGGTGGAGCGAGGTGATCTCGCGGCCGTTGGGGTCGTCGTAGCGAGCCTGCCAGCGCTTGCCCTTGCCGTGGGCCTTGGATGCGACGAGCCCTTTGTGCTCGCCGCATTCGGGCTCGTCAGGGCCAGGCTTCTTCTTGTGCCAGCGGTCGGCGACGTACCCCATTCAGTGCCCCCAGGGTGGTTCCGGCGTCGAAGCCGGCGGCGACCAGCGCCAGTCCTGCTTGGGCGCGGAGCTCGGGGTCGTGCGCGGCGGCGACGTTGATGACGGCGGTGGGTCGCCCGTTGATGCGGGTGGTGAAGGCGGCGATCCTGCGCCCGAGGTTAGCGGTTATGAGCGGACCGGGTTCGGGCATGGTGCACCCCCGTGCGTAGGCGACCTGGAGCGGGTGGCTCCGGTGTGGGGAGCATATGCCGTGTGACCACTTGGTCGCTATGAGTGTGCACAAATCGTTGAAGGTTGTACGCCAAACGTCGCTAGATCAGGCCGTGTTGACGCAAAACGTCCAGCGCGGCCTTCGTGGCTGCCTTGATCTCGGCGGCGGTCGCCTGGTCGGAGGCGCGTACGAACGCGTGGGTGAGGTCGGACTCCAGCCGTTCCGCGTCGACTTCGGCCTGGACATCGACGTCGCGCCACTCACCCGGGGGCGCCTTGCCTTCGAGGACGTCGTCGATCCAGGTGTCGGGTAGGCCGAGTGCCTTGACGATGGGGGGAAGCGACTGAGGCATGCGCGCCTTGGGGGGTACGCCGCTTTCGGCGTTCTGCACGCTGCCAAGGGAGACGCCGGCGGCGGCGGCGAGGTCTTCCTGGCGTAGGCCCTGGGCCTGTCGCTTGGTGGCGATGGCCTTGGCGAGCCGTGCCCACGCATGGGGGTCGCGGTTCATGGCGGCCTCTCCTCTATCACTCCGTTGCGTCCTGCCCGACGCTCGCTAGGCACCGATAGGCACCGTTAGGCAACAGGGTAGACGGTGATCAACGACCGTGCGAGGGCGCATACCCGCCGCTTTACCCAAAGAACAACTGAGCGCATCCAGGCGACCACAGGACGTGTTTCATTGAGCTTCATTGAGTTTCACGTTGCTTCGTTGAGTCTCGTTATGTATCGTCTTCCATGTGCAGCCCGATGGACGTGAAATCCGACGGCAGCGCGAGGAACGCGGCTACGGCCTGCGCAGATTCGCCAAAGCCGCCCAAAT